TCAAACATTACTATTGTAATGTCATCATTTACCTCTAACCTATTGATTTTATAGACTTTTTTGCCTACGCTGAACCACTTCAATCTTTTAACAGATATGTTTCGTGGTGCTTTTTTATCAAGATCATGGGCTAGTATGTACTCATCAGCATCAGTAGTTCTTTTCTTACCTTTGCGTTTGTACATAGTGCCATCAGTTTGTTTCCATGTTGAACGATTTAATAAATCAAACTTGCCTACTCGGTACTCGCCATTCTTTTTTTCAAAACCTGCACGAAACTTTTTAGCTTTGGTTGATGTCATTAAGTCATACAACAGATCAGAAACTTTACCTTGACCTAATTGTATATTTATTTGTGTCATTGTATTCCTATTGTTGATTAATTTTCGGGGTTGCAAGTTGCGATATCTTAGATTGCCTACAGCTGTATCTTACAACCCCCCTTGATTGTATTGTTTATACTAACGCCATATCTGGCACAAACAAAAAAGGACAGCCAACTCTCGCTGACTGCCCTTACATATTATAATATAAATTGACTTGCGTCAATCTAGTGTAACGTCATCAACTTCTGGTATCTGTAGTTCGGTTTGTGGTACAGGCATTGTTACAGGAAATACCATTGAATGTTTCTCCCATGTAGCCGTATCACTATTCCAATACGTCAAAGCCTCTTTCGCTTTCCTTAACTCGTACATTAATTCCTGCGTAGGCTTACCATGATTCTCTATTAATACCAAACAATTAATTAACTTCTTACGAAGTGTTCTTCTCCATTTTAATTCATGGGAAGTATCAATCGTAGGTGCATCAGTAGGTGAATCAGTAGTTGATGTCAGTTCTTGATTGTTTAACATATGTGTTCCTTTCCTTTAAAGTACTTACAAGGTATCTTAAATATTTATATAGGTCAAATAAAAAACCCCCTGTATTTCTACAAGGGGTTATCTTTATAACTTAGAGGGAGATAAAGTCTTTAATAATTATTTATACTATAATTTTTTTAATTGGTCAAATGGTGTTTTAAAGAATAAGTTTATCTGTTGTTTAACCTTATCAACACCCATTTCTTCTGTATTTTTTTGAAGTATTGCTTGAGTTTCAACTGATAGATTAGTTTTTATTTTATTACGTTGTAGTTCTCGACCTCTATTAACTGATTGAACGTGTGAGATTTCATTACTAATTTGATCTGTCATTGTGTCCTTTCATTGTTATTGAGAGGGTACTATCACTAGTACAATTACAGCTATTGCAAACTCTCAGAATTACATAGTACAAAAAAAAAGCCCCTGCGTCAATTCATTCACAAGGGCTTTTTTGGTACTCTATAACTAGGTCATAAATACCTCTCTTTACTATGGTTTATACTGCAACGAAACTTATTAATATTCCAAGCACAACCCATAATAAAGATACATACATTATTGCTTTCATATTTTTTACTCCGTTGTTATAAAAAACATTACAGCTAAATTAAAAATAAGTCAAGCAAAACTAATTAGATTTAGTCCACATCTCCGTGCTTGTATATACGGCTAGATTTTTTTAAAAAAAGATAAGATAATTAATATTATAAAAGATAATAATAAAACTTTAGGCACTACATCTAAGCTATTAAAAAGTCCTATTAATAAATCAATCATAACTTAGCAATCTGTAATATTAGATATGAATAGATAAGTAGATTTAAAATTATTAGTGATAGTTTAATTGTCATGTTAGCCCCCTATGAATTTAAAATTGTTATTGTTATAAAAATTATTTCAATTATTATTATTGCTTCAATCATTAAAGCCCCCTAAATCTTTTAATTCCTCTAAGTCAGCCCCGTCATCTGATAAATCATCTCGACTAATTCCTAAATAATCTAAAAAATTATCCTCTTTATTTCTTTCATTAATCGCTTGTTCTTTTTTTGTAGGTAGTTTTATTTCTTTTTTTTCTGTTCCGTTGCTCATGTTTTTATATTCTCTTTTTAAATTGGTTAATAATTCATTAGTATATGCAAAAATTGCATAGGTCAAATTAGGGTATGCAATAATGGAATAGCTTATATAAATGGCGTATTTATTCGTTAATACATAAAAGCTATATTTTATGCGAGTTATTTAAGCATAATCAAATGAGTTGATTATTGTTAAAAAAGCTAGGTTTTATAGGGGTTATTTAAAAAAACGAATAAAACTGATAATAAAATTTGACAGTAATTTTTTTTATCTATATAAATTTATTATGTTTAAAAATAAAAAAACAACAAATGAAAGTGAGAATAAAATGTTAGATAAACAATTAAACACAATGTTGACTAGTATTGGTAACAATACAATTCAAAACGAGGTTACCTCTATGGGTATAGTTCAAAGAAATAATGAATTATTTCAAGGTGGGAATTTCAAATATAATAATGACAGTATATATTCTATGTTAGGTATTAAAGCACCCAATCAAATCTTAACTGAAACTAGGGGTTTCGATAGTGTTGATAGAATAAATAGTGAGCGAAAAAGATTAGTTGATCGTATCATTTTACCTTTGGCAAATTTTAAAAATTTAGTTGAAAGTGAAAAAGAAAAAGCAACTAAACTTGATAAGAAAAAAACCAAAGAAGCTAATAAGTCTAAACCCGAACCCGATCACACAATTAAAAAGTCTAATGACAGAATAATTGCTAATGCGATTAGAACAACAGCTAATAGAGTTATGTATCCGTCTTTATTTATAATGACCTTAGATAAATCGAATTATAAATTTGATAAAAAAGTTGTTAGCATAAATTTATTTTGTTTAAAAAATGAAATTGTTAAATCAATTTTTGGTTTAGATAATGACAATCTAAAAAAAGCAACAGATAGTAAGGTTTATTTTGTTGATTGTAATTTCAGTTTATTAGATAAATTATCTCAAAAATATATGTTTAATATTTCTATTGATCGAAGCATTACAGCAACAGAACAAAGTGAGGATTTAGAAGCTATAACTGATGAAGCAACCTCGGGTGAATACACAACCGAAAAAGCTGACAAAATGATGAAATCAATTTGTTCACAATTAACTTACTTAGATGATCACAACGGCTTAGACGCTATTCTTAAAGTTGAGAACCATATTAGAACTTTAACTAATTATGGCGTTACACTTGAGGAAATAGTTGAAACTGCAAGAAAGCAATCCAAGGGGGGCGTAGTTAAAGACCTTTACGGCTCATGGGTTGTTGAAAATGCTACCTCAGTTGAATTAAAGGGTAATACAATCGAGGACTTAACAAAGTCATTTAATAAGCAATTTAAAATTGCAGTTTAATTAATAATAATAAACACCAAAGAACCCCCTTAATTGGGGGTTTTTTGTGCCTAAAATTAGCCTTAAAATTATTGAAAATAAAATTATATTAACCAATATAAAGGATATAAAAATGACAATCTCAAAAAAACACTTTATTGAAATTTCAAATATTATTAGAAATAATTATGAATTTACTAAGGAATTCACTAATAATAAATGGGAATTTAATCATACAATAAATACTAAAGTAATTAGTGATTTATCAGAATATTTTAGAACTATTAATGATAGATTTGATATGAGCAAATTTATTACTAATTCAGTTCCTAATAAAGATAGACATGAGGACACTAACAAACTTATTAATAAAATAGAAAGAGGGGGAAAGTAATATGAATAAAAAAGAAATAATTAAGCAAGGTATTGAATTATATAATAAGCATTACCCAAACGATAAACACACAACAGCAAAAGAAAAAACGGCATTTGTAAATTTCTTTATTGATTTACATAATTTACAAAATAAAAAATTTAATGATCTTATTGATGCCCATAGATTATTAAAAGCTGAAAACCAATTTAATAAAGATTGTGCTAATCAATATAAAAAATCAGCAAGGGTATTAAAGAGCAAGGTTAATACTTATGAAGCTGACATTGTTAAGCAGCATAATGAAAGCCCTGAAACAATTAATTTAATTCAGCAATCAATAAATAATACTAAATAATAATTAAGTTCCCTCTCAAGCCCCCTAGCTAATCACTGGGGGGTTTTTTTTTGTGCCTAAGTAAATCCTCAAGTAGTTTCCAAGGGGGGTTATAGTTACAAAAATTCACACCCCCTAAAGCTACACCAATCGGTAACCAAAATAAAACTAGGGAACCCCCTAGGGCAATCTAAAACTTGACACATAAAAAAACCTAGGGAACACACGGGTATGCAAGGGCCAGCCCCCCTCCCACTATATGTATATATGCCATTACCAGAAAATCTGGGGTATCCCTGTTAACCATTGGGGGGCAAGGGAATATTCTAGTAAATATACTAGGGAATACCCTAGGGGGGTAGCTGTAAAACCTACTGTAGTATATATATTAGACCCCCCTGGCAGTGCCTAATAACATTATACACACCATATCCACATTTGTCTATTGCTATAATGTCGCATATGAAATTTAACCTAAAAAAAACTTGACAAAATCGATAATCAGCACTATAATAGAACCTATGTATTATTCAAAGGACATATATACACGAGGATTCAATAGAACAAAAAGGGTCATCACGAATAATACACTAATTATGCTAGATCTAGACATAAACAAAGTAAAACAACTTCCTTTCAAGGAAATAATGGAGCTAATAAACGCAAAACATGGATTCTTCTATAACAAAAACTCAAAAGAGAAACTTAACAGATATGCAGGAGAAGTTCCTAGACGTACTATTTACAGAAGCACAAGGAAATCCACGAGAGGCAGCAAGGATAGCAGGTTATTCAGAGCATAGCTATCCGAAAGTTGTACGGAATTTAAAAAAAGAAATTACAGAGCTGGCGGAAACCCACTTATCAACGCACTCTGCAAAAGCTGCCACTAGGTTAACCTCCTTACTAGATGAAGACGGCACTACACCACAGGCAAGTATTCGTCTAGCAGCAGCGAATTCACTATTAGATAGAGTTGGTATCACAAAAAAAGACCAATTAGATATTAATATGAAAGCTCTACACGGAATATTTATACTACCACCAAAAGATGGAACCGATAAAGATAAAAAAGAAAGCTAGAACCATACCTTTTGGTTTTAAACAGGCAGAAGATCCACAATATCTAGAGCCTGTAACAGAAGAATTAAGTGCTCTTAGACAAGCAAGAGAATATTCAAAGACTTGTTCACTAAGAGAAACTGCCCAATGGCTACATAGAAAAACAGGAAGATACATATCACATGTCGGACTTAGAAAAAGACTTGCAAGAAATAACACCACCGAAACCGAAGAAAATAGTTCAACAGAAAGCCAAGAAGTCAGTTAAACAGATACTAGCTCGCACTCGTAAGAAAGTTGCAAAGGCAGAACAAACTCTACGTTCTGCTAAGATGTCAGCAGAAAATACCAAGAAGAAGTTGTTAACTATAGACAAAGCTCTAACTGGTAAAGAGACTCAATTACTTACCGAAGACATAATCGAGAGTGCACCTAAGAACGTACAAGAGCATGTGCAAAACCAAGAAGTTATCTTTAAGCCTAATTCAGGTCCACAGACACAATTTCTTGCAGCTTCTGAAAGAGAAGTTTTTTATGGTGGAGCACGAGGCGGTGGTAAATCATATGCGATGTTAGTAGACCCGCTTCGTTATTGTACATATGCAAATCACAGGGCACTCCTAGTGAGGAGGACAATGCCTGAGTTAAGAGACTTAATTCAAAAGTCTCAACTATTATACTCAAAAGCATTTCCTAATGCAAAATGGAGAGAACAAGAAAAAGAGTGGCGATTCCCATCAGGGGCAAAGATAGAGTTTGGTTACGCAGAGAACATGACAGACGTTTTACGTTACCAAGGTCAATCGTACACATGGATAGGAATAGACGAACTTCCACAATATCCTTCGCCAGATATATATAATTTTCTAAGATCTTCTTTAAGATCGGTAGATAAAGATATACCTGTTTATTTAAGAGCTACAGGTAATCCAGGGAATATTGGTTCACAGTGGGTACGAGAGATGTTCGTAGAACCTGCAGAACCAAATACAGCTTTTGATGTAGGGGTAGATACACCTAATGGTAAAAAGTATATTACCAGAAGATTTATCCCAGCTAAGTTACAAGATAATCCTTATCTTATGCAGACTGATGATTATTATATCATGCTTGCATCTTTACCTGAAGTACAGCGTAAACAATTTTTAGATGGAGATTGGGATGCATATGAAGACTCAGCGTTTCCAGAATTTAATAAGACAACCCATGTGGTCGAACCTTTTGAGATACCTAGAGGCTGGTACAAGTTTCGTGCTGCTGACTGGGGTTATTCTTCTCCTGCTTGTGTTCTATGGTTTGCTGTTGATTACAATAACAATCTATGGATCTATAGAGAATTATATACAAAGAAAGTGACAGCAGATTATTTCGCAAGAAATGTATTGAGCCTAGAGCAGGGAGAACATATCCATTACGGGGTCTTAGACGCTAGTACATGGGCAAGAAGAGGTGATGTGGGCCCAAGCATTGCAGAGACAATGATACAGCAGGGATGCCGTTGGAGGCCCTCAGATAGATCACCTAAGAGTAGAATTAATGGTAAACTTGAGATCCATAAAAGATTAAGAGTTAATGATGAAGAACCAGGTATTAGAGTATTTAAAACCTGTAGAAATTTAGTAAGAACAATGAGTACACTACCTACAGATAGTAAGAATCCTGAAGATGTAGATACTCATGCAGAAGACCATGCATATGATGCATTAAGATATGGATGTATGAGCAGACCTACACATCCTAAATATGCAGATAGATTTAGAACATTTTTTAAACAGAATGACTTTCATGCTGCAGATGATAAATTTGGTTATTAATTATGAATAGAATTGCAAGACAGATACTACAATATATAAATAACACTAATAGAAAAACTAAACAACTTAGTCTTTCTAGAACTCTAAAGAAAGAAGTAGAGATTGGTGCTAATGGTACTCAAGGGTATACTATAAAACAAGGACTTAATAAAGGAAAAGTCATAAGTGCTTCTAAGTAGAAAAATACCAGAGATAAATAAAAAGAATTTTCCCTACGACTTAGTAGTTGCATATTGGGAGGATATTGTTGGATCATGTGAATGGTCTGATATACCAGATATAAAAAAAGCAAAGACTGCAATATGTTGTAGTTTTGGATGGCTTGTAGAACAGAATGAAAAGACTACAGTTATCATGGCAGATTTTATATTTGAAGATAGCGGATCTATAAAGCA